TGTTTGCATTAAACAACCTTAAGGGTATTGCAACGAGTACAGCCAACATATGTATTACCAGTAAATGGACATGCTCCAGCATCTACAAGAACATGACCTTTAAATTTGCATACAATTTTTTTGATAATCATAATCCTAATTCTTTTCTTTTTTGTGTAGCAGAGATTGCTTCTATATCTTTATCTAAACCAACCTGCTCAATCTTATATCCAACATCACGTCCATAAACTATGTTTGTTATGTTGGGCATTTTAATTACAAATGGAAAATTTAAACTGGCATCTTGCCTAATGTATCCATTAACTTCTTCATAAGAGAGCGGATCTTTTTCGCTAGTCCCTTGAGTATCCCTAACACCAAGCACCACCTGTTCTGTTCTTTTCTTTGCTTCAAAGTATAATGCATGATGACCCTCATGCCAAGGCTGGTAACGACCTAGCATTAGCGTTGTAGGGGCTTTCCAGTCTGGTAAATTATACTTATCTATAATATATTGTACCCTATCATCTGATTCTATTGTACTGTCAAAAGACTCATCATAAAGAATGGGATCTTCCCAAAGTTTATTTGTGTCTTCAAACCTTCCTTCTTTAATTCTATCCATCCAAATTAAAATATTTGGTTTGCCAAAAGCATCTCTTGTTTTTTCGGTAGGGCAAATGAAATCTACAACTACAACCTGACCTTGTTCTGATAGCATTCTTGCAATAGCACCAAGTCTACGAGCATTCTCTACTCTATCTTCTATAGAAAATCCTAAATCAGAGTTAATTGTTGACCTAACATAATCAGCATTAACATGAATAGCATTAATTCTAGAGGATAGTTTTGTTGCCAAAGTGGTTTTACCAGATCCAGGAATACCAATTATTTGTATAATCATTTTCCACCCGTCCTAACTAACATAACTATAGCCCCATTTTCTTCTAAGGCTTTTTTAACCCTTACCATATATTCTACAGCAAGCCTCTTATCTCTGTCAAATAACTTCATAAAACTTGCTTCATCTGCTCTTACTGTAATAAAATGCTCATTATCAATAATATCTACACCAAATCCTTTTGGTGGAGCAATAGACCTAACGGCTCGTTTCATTGCCTCTGTATACACTATTCTATTCTACCAGACTTGGGTAATCTGTGCAAATTCCATAAACATTATTATATTTATAATCTAAATTTAAGTCAACTATGATTGATTTTTCTGTAACATTTTTTCCTGGATATGTCCATATATATCCGTTACTTGTTAATGTAAAATCATCTTCTTGATGCCAAAAAAACATATGTTTGTTTTTATCTAATGCATTTAAAGCATTAATATTTTTGCAATGAAACCAGGCTACATCTTTAATATTATCTACAAATATATCTCCTACTGGATATTGTGAAAAATCATGACCCAAATACCAAGTAGAGTTTATCAATCTAATATCAACCTCTACATTAAATCCTTTTTGTATTGCATGATAAATAAGCCCAGGACTATTCTCTAATGGACCTGGACCATCAACATTTCCTCTATGTGCTATCTTAATCATTTTTATTCCTATTATATAAATAATAATTTAAATCTTCTGGAGTTCCAACTCCCCACATTTCTTCAACTGATAAAGCATAAATCTTTTTTTCATCCTGAATTGCTTCATTAAATATTGGACAAACATAAAATTCATTGTTTGTGCGAATATTTTTATCAATCATTTGGTTTGCATATTTTACAAAGTCTGAGCCATGTTTCCAGTAATATATTCCTACCGTTGCATTATCACTTATAGGTTTTTTTTCAGCAACTTCTAAAACTAATCCATCTGAGTCTGTTTTTGCATAAGACCACTTTGGATGTGATGATTTAAATGTTGCTATTCCACCGTCTGCATTCTTGCTATATAAATCATATAAAAACTTTTTACTGTCCCATTCAACAATTTGATCTGAGTTTGCTATAAAAAGTGGACTATTGTTGTTTATATACTCGGAGGCCATTAAGCAGGTTCTTGCAGCACCATCTGTAATTCCATTTATTTTTATTATGTTGCAATTAGGTGTAATTCTATTAAGCAAGTATTCTAAACCATATTTATCATAATGTTCTTGTTGTACAACATAAGTATATTTTGCATTAATACCCAAACTATTTACTACAGCCTGTATCATTGGCATATTATCAACTTCTATCAATGGCTTTGGAAATGAATATCCAGCATCAAAAAATCTACTACCCATTCCAGCCATTGGAATTAAAACGTTTAAACTATTATCATTCCACATACTTTTTGAATTTTTTAAATAATCAATTGCAATATTTATTTTTTCTAAACACAAGTCAGATCTATTTGTAATTTCAAAAAGTTTTGCTTTGCTATCTATTGCTGCAAGTTTTCCAACAATACTATCTTCAAATATTGCTGTATCTTCTGGCAAAAGACCAAAAAATGACATTGTCTTCCAATACATTTCTGGATGTGGTTTAGCAAACTTAACGTCTTCGCTGCTTACTATATAATCTACAAAGTCAATAATTCCAAGAGATCTTAAACAACTTTCAATTGTTAATTTTATACTATTGCTTGCAACAGATATAAACATATTATTTTTTTTAATATGTTTAAACAAATCAATAAGTTCATAATCTATTGATAGACCATCTAATGCAATTTTAGTAGCATTTTGTTTTTCAGTATAAATTTGTTCATAGTATTTTTGTTCTAAACCTTTACTCTTTGTTAAAATTTTTAACTTATCTTTCGTTGGTAGGCCTTCATAAATTTTAGAATGTTCTTCTTTTGATATGATATATTTTTTATCAACATTTTTTAAGGCACAGTTTAATGCAACAAAATGTATTTCTTTGCTGTCAATTAACACTCCATCAAGATCAAAAACAATTAATTTATTCAATTATTAAACTCATTAACGTTTTATTATTTTTTATTTGTTTTATAACATTTTCAGCATATGGATCACTATTAATAGATAAAAATAAATGTTTTTTAAGATAAGCAAGTGATTCATACTGAAAATGTAAATTTTTTTGGCCAAAGACTTTTGTATCAGGAAGCATTTTACTATATTCAAGTACGGTTTGATTTTCTTGCATAAACAATGCGCCCATCATTCCAGACCCACTTACTCCTGAAATAAGTTTAGTTTCATTTAATAAATTAAGTCTATCTTCAAAGAAAAGATTTTCAAACAATATTATAGAAAAAGAATTTTCTATTAAAAAATCTTCTAGTATTTTTGAATTATGTAATCTAATATCATGTCTGCTGTCTCCTTCACGTTCAATATCTACCAGACTTCTACTTATATAAATTTTTTTATTTGGAATTACATGATTGTTTATATTATAAGATTTTCTAATTATTTCTTGTATTTCAAATAAATATTTTTCTGTTTTGCCAAACTGGGAATGATAAAAAACATTGTCCAATACAATATTACAATAAGTGCTATCAACAAAACAATAGTCTGCCTCTAAATAATTTAAAAAACGGGTTAAAACGTCTAACATGTCTAAGTGAGGTGGATGATCTCTGCCAATATCTTTTGTATCTATAATAAATTTAGTATAATTGTTACGTTTATAATGATAAAGGATTGGCTGTAAGTTATCTACAATAAAATGAAATATCTGAGGTGTTAAAAAAATAAACACTTTTTCTTTATTGTCTATTAATTCTAAATTGTTAAAATTCTTTGTTAATGTTAAAATTTTTTTTAATTCATCTGATCCATTTTCATAAATCTTGTTATCCTCAAGAGGCGAAACGGGATCAAGTTTGTGTAGGTGAGCGTACTCGTGAAGGAAATTTTTAAATGGAACAGTGGCAGATTTATAAAACTTTACAGATTTTTCATTATTTTTTATAGGATCAAGAGAATCATGCATCTTATAACTCCTCTGCCTCTATCATATCATGATCCCAATGACTAAAACGAACAATTCTTATCACATTATCACCACTTTTAATTCTTTTTAAAGGATCAAAATCGTGACTCCAGTATGATAAATTAATTGTTTTTGACTGCTCTATTGCCTCTTCTTTAGAGTTACTTAAAATTTCTACAGAATACCTATCTCTAAAATCAACAAACACTTTAAATTTTTTATTTCCTACCCCATGTTCAATTTTTGGAATTATTGATAAATTATAAAGTTTAATTTTTTTTAAATCTACTTCAAACTTATAAGAACTTGGAAACGACAATACATCTTTAATGTCTAAAAAAAATAATTGCTGTTTATTATTTTTTATTAATATAACTTTACAATTATTGACTATAGGAACAATTGAAGTTATTCCAAGATCATTTGAAAATTCTTTTGTTACATTAATATCATAATGTAAAAATTTACCATTTGAAATAGCCCAAACATGGTCTAATAATTCTTCATCGGAATACGAATTTTCTAATAATACACCTTTTGAATATATCACTTCATCTATATTTTCATACATAACTACCTCATTGTCAAATTCTGCCATATTTCAGACCATTTAGATTTTGTTTTATGACTATTAAACTCTCTGGATATTTTACCTTTGTCTAAATAAATACCGCCCCAAATTCCATATTCTTTTTGTGATATTCCAACAGCAAAACAAGTTGCTGCCACTGGACACTTTAGGCAAACACTGTCAACACCATGACGAATATCTGGAGTTTCCTCATACTTATCAAAGAATAGATTTGTATCAAAGTCTTTACAGGCAGCACTTTCTTTCCATAAATGTTTATTCATGCTGTTTGTACTTATCTGGCATAGTCCAGCCATTACGGTTTGCTACATACCTTTTTTGAATATTCCATTTATTATTTTTATATACTCCGTTTTTTTCAAAGGCAGCAGAATCTAATGGAGTTAGTTCAAGAACATCCCAACCATCCCAAGACAACTTGCTATTCATGGAAACAATTGATTCCATTTGTTTTAAATTATTTACAATCATTATTACTCCTTAGTATTGGAATGTTCCAAATTCAAAATCTTGCGCTTGTGCAAGTTTTGCTACATTTGATAATGCCTGGTTTGGTTTTGATAGATAGGAAAAGTAATCAATTTCATGTAAGTTTTCTTCGACCCATGTATAATGAACCTTGATAAACTTAACTTTGATTCCTCTAGCCTTTAGATTTCGTTCTGAAACATTACAAAACTCAGAAGCAAAATCATTTACATTTGATGGTCCTAATGAATATACAATAAACTCATGATCAGTTTCTTTTAAACCAGACATCATTACACCCATAGAACGAAGGAAAACAGAATACTCATCGAACTCATTGGTTCCCTGTACTACGACCTTCATTTCTTTTTCCATTCTTTAGGTGATCTAGTATGTCTAACATCTTTGCTATTTCTTTGTTGTCCATATTTGTAAAGTCAATTGGTTTTGCATTTTCCCTATCGACTTCGCCTTCTTCTACATTTGCTTGATAAAACACATTATTGTTTACCCAGTAAGCAGTTGGGCCAACAACTAAAACACGAAAGGTATTTTTTTCTTTCAGTTTTGTAGTTTGAGATACACGTTTTATCTCTATACCTTCTGGCAAAAGGCTAGAAATAATACTGTGAATCCTAGTCTGACTATATTTAATTTTTGGTAAAACTTTTTTTTCTTGTTTCTTTACTGTATAAAGTATAGCCCAAATGCCATAAATTGTCAACAATAAAAGAACAATTTGATTCATGTATCTATTGTATCACTGTTGCGATAAAATTCTTTTGATTTCATTTAAAACTGTTTTATAGATATCGTCCAACCAAGAAATAGCATTTTCATCAAAAGCCTTTTCTGTTAATCCAACATCTGGATTATCTTGTAACAGATCAACTGTAATAAAACCCTGCTCCCATAAAAACATAACTTCACGATTTAACTGTGTTTGATGTATGTCAAACAGGTCTGGGTTAATATCTTTTAATTTATCGGTAAAATTATAGATTGGTTCCCCTTCTTCATTTAAACCAGCATACTCTATGGCTCCATTTTCAATTAAATCTATAAACATAAAATCTTCTTCTTTCATT